TATAGGTAATATTATTAAGTATGCTCAGAGATATGGAAAGAAAAACGGATATAACAAAGAGGACATATTGAAGATTATACATTATGCTATAATCTTATACTACATACATGAGAACGAAGAAAAGAGATTACGAAAAATTAACTGAAGCTAATATTAGTCATGTAATAGAATTACTAGAGGCAGAAAAACCAATAACAAAGAAACAAGCCTGTGAAATATTAAACATAACATACAATACAACTAGATTAGCAAATATAATAAAAGAACACAAAGAAGATATAGAATATAAGGCTAGAAGAAAAGCCGAGAAAAAAGGAACAGGGGCTACAGAAGATGAAATAAAGTATGTAGCTCAATCATACATAGATGGCGATAATGTTTCAGATATTGCGAAAGGAATATTTCGTTCGCCTTCTTTTGTAAGAGGAATTATAGAAAGACTAGGAATTCCTAAAAAGTATGCTCAGACAGATTATGATGGAATACGAAACTCTGTCTTGCCTGACCAGTGTGTTTCTGACACATTTGAAGAGGGTGAAATCGTATGGGCAAGAAAGAAAAACTATCCTGCGATAGTAATAAGAGAACACACAAAACTAATGAAAGATGGTCGTACTTACGAACAAAAGTACGGCTGTAAGTGTTATCTACTGTATACCATAGAGTGTACAGACTTAAGTGAAACTCTATTTCCTCAATTAGAGTTTGCAGGTGGTTATCATTCTTGTATGGCATATGATATAGGAAGCCTAAGACACTTAGAGAAGTATGTAAATGTACTATCTAAGTAGTATTAAGGAAAGACCAATGGAAATATTTTTGGCAATTTATATAAGTGGTGTAATTACGGCTATGTACGCACTTTACTGGCCTGCTTGGAAAATTATTCGAGCAGTTAATCCAGATAACCTATTAGTTAGAAAATGGTTATTGTCTACAATAGTTGTATTTATAATGTTTTTATTTACTTTTCCCGTATTTATACTTGCCTTACTTTTTCCAAATAAGACACAGCGTTTTATTAATGGTTTTGTAAAAGGAGCAAATGGAGAAGAATGAATAGTTTATTAGAAGCAATCATAAAGAAAGCGGAGGGAGAGATAGCAGTAGCAAAAGGAAATATATCAGTATATTTACGAAATCCTACAGCTATTGGCGACCACCCAAATATAGTAGAAGCTATTGAAACACAAATAGATAGAATAGCCGAAGCGCACGAGAAAATTGAAACTATCAAAGAGCATTTTAGTTAGGAACAAAAAAATAGTTCTTGACTTTTGGTTAAATTTTTCATATAATATATATTAATGGAAATAAATCTATGAGTGACAGATTTTATCAACAAATGCTTAGTTCGACTGGTTGGTGTCCAGGCTATCGTGCCACGACATCAATCGAGGATTATGAAAACAAATTCGGAAAATTAAGGAGAAAAAGAAAAATGGCTTGGGAAGATTCAAGAAAACAAGAGGCAGTAGATATGTACACTAGTGCAGAACCTACTCCAGAGACCTCAATGGAAATTGTAGCAGATATCGCTGAACAGATGGGCGAATCTGTAAATGGTGTTAGAATGATACTAACTAAAGCTGGAGTTTATGTAAAGAAAACACCAGCAGCTAGAAGTTCATCTAACGGTAACGGTGGTGGAAGAGTTTCTGTTGCAGACGCACAGAATTCTTTAACTAATGCTCTTACTGACGCAGGTATTGATGTTGATTCAGCAATCATATCAAAACTTACAGGTAAGGCAGCTGTTTACTTTACTTCTGTAATAGAAAAGCTAAACAATTAATTTAGTATTTCTTAGCAGGGACAACTACGTCCCTGCATTTTTACATCTTTAAAAAGAACCAAAAGTTTAACAATTCAAAAAATTTTGTTAGATTAAACTGGAGGAACGAATGACAAAAGATGATTTTAAAAAGAAAATGGACGATGCTGGAGACGCATATGTCACATATCGAAGTAGAAATAGTAGAAAACTAAAATACAATATATGCACTAGGGATTTCTCAACTCCCTATATAAAAGCTAGAAAGAACAGGGCAAAGGAAGGCTCAGATACTGTGCTGCTCTTTTGTTGGGATACTGATTCTTATAGATTACTTAATTACAAAGATGTAACTAAAATTTTACCTTTGAACAAGGTGGTGAAGAATGATTGATTTACAGGAACCACCATTTTATGAAAAAACCATCAACTACGATGAAAATAAACATATAAAAATATGTCTTACAGTTCATACATTCAAAGGAGTTGAGTGGTTATCCATCAGAAAATATTACCAAGACTTTGACGAAGAGTGGAAGCCAGGTAATGAAGGAATAACTATGCCGTTGGACTTAGATAATGCAAGAGAAATGTTCCTAGGATTAGTAGAAATATTATCTCTAGCTGAAAGTAAAACGATACTCGAACAAGAGTTCAAAGAAATTTTAGATAAAATTTACCTCAACTAAAAATATTTCTTGACTTTTGCTTATAATTTTGATATAATATATGTATGATTATAAATGGAAGTTTAAATTACGATATATATGGGAGAAGAAAGAAGTCTACTCCCAGAAAAAGAACAAACCGTCAAGGGGCTGTAGCTCAGATGGGAGAGCGTCGCGTTTGCACCGCGAAGGTCGCTGGTTCGACTCCAGTCAGCTCCACCAAACTGCCTAAGTATACCCCTGCAGAAGATACTTCTTACAAAAAGAAGATTAGTAGTAAGTATACTGTAGCTATAGCATATAACAAGGGAGCTTATCAAGTTATCCCTAAATCAGACATTAAAAATATAGGAAAATGAAGTTACAAGAGTATATAGAGTATTGTGAAAAAATGTATTACGAGGGAACACCTGTAATAGATGATGAAGTCTTTGACAGACTAAAAGTGCAATACGACTATGTAGGATTTAAAAGTGACGACAATAAAGTTCCTCATGCTTTCAAACTTTATAGTTTACAAAAAGTTTTTGAAGGAGAGGATACTCCGCCATCTTGGGCAAAAGACGATGCATGCATTGTTACACCCAAGTTAGATGGAGCAGCTGTTAGTGTAAGTTACCATGGTGGTCTTACACTTGCTCTTACTAGAGGCGATGGAAAACATGGAGTAGATATTACCAATTTGGTTAAGCACCTAGTTCCTCCAACTATTCCATTACCATTTCTTCAAGTAGTAGGTGAAGTAGTTGCTCCGAAGAGCATACCAAATGCTAGAAACTATGCTGCTGGGGCATTGAACTTAAAGAATGAACAAGAGTTCCTCTCCAGAGACCTAGTATTCATAGCACATAGTTGTGAACCTGTAAATGGTAGCCCAACTTATTTAGAAGATATGAAAATGCTTTCAGAGTATGGATTTGAAACTGTACTGACTTGCGATGCTAGTATGTATCCTCAAGATGGCGAGGTTTTTAGAATTGACAGTAATGAAAAATATCAAGAACTAGGATATACTTCACACCACCCGAGAGGAGCATTTGCTTTTAAAACTAGGGAAGAAGGAGTAGTAACTACTCTACTTGATGTGGAGTGGAATGTTGGTAAGTCTGGAGCAGTTTCTCCAGTTGCAATTCTAGAGCCTATCGTAATTGATGACGCAAACATTACAAGAGCAACTCTACACAATGCTGGGTTTATAAAAGGACTAGGCTTGGAGATAGGTTGCAAAGTAGAAGTTATACGAAGTGGCAAAATTATACCAAAGATAGTAAGGAGAGTAGAGTGATATTATACTCAGAAAGACAGTTAAAAACTGAATACGACTTATGGGTACATGAGCAACTAAGAATACAGAAACGAACAGGAGTCAAGTTTGAAATACCTGACATAGAGGTATTCAGACGAGATGTATATGAACCAACATTAGAAGAGGTGTATAAAGACGATGCTTTTTGAAAGTAAATTACTAACAATTATTGTTATTATTCTAGCAGTCTTTGCATTTGTATTGTTCTTTTTTGACGATACAGACCCACCTGATATTAGTATGTGGAGAGATGACTAATGGAAAAGCCAATATTATTACACTCTTACTGGAGAGATAAAAGAAAAGCAGAAGTATATAAATATCATGACCATTACATAGTGAGATGCTATGATGGTGATGAAATGTTAGGAACAAGAATTATAAAAGAACATAGTGAAAGATATGCGGAAGATGCCGCTGAAAACTATGTCGATGGATTATGGGAGTTAGAAGATAAAGAACATGGGATTTTTTAGTAGAGACAAAAGAAGTGTGAGAATACACAAGGAGTCTGCCTTTAGTATAGGCAGTGCTTTAATCACACAGTTTCCCTTAAATTACTTAATACTGTGGTTATGTATTGAGATTTGGGATATTACAAGTGCGTGGTCGCTGTCAGTTATATCAGTAGCATTTATGACAGTCACAGCATACATTCGAGTGTTTTATACACGATTATACTTTTCACAGAGGTATAAAGAGAATGATTTATAATAAATTAAAATCAGCTCCATACGGAGATGGTTTTAGATGGTTTCGACTTGCTTATAGAATGAAATTGTGGTTATTCCGTGGCAGGTAAGTATAACGAAACCTACTTTAAGAACAGGCCTGAAGAAAAAGAGAAGCCTGGTATCTTATATTTAATTAAAATGATAAACCCTGAGACGGGCGAAAAGTTTATTAAAGTAGGGATAGCCAAAGGCAGAAAAGGAAAAACAGGCAGAGGAACACTCCAAAGAGGAGTTAGTGGTGACTTCTATTCACCACAGTATAGACAAATGAGAGTTAGAGAGTGGTTTGGACCAATCTATGATTGTTGGAAAATGGAACAAGCCATTCATGAAAAATACAAGGAAGATTCATATAAACCTTCCATAAAATTTGGTGGACATACCGAATGTTTTAACTTCGAATGTTTGCTAAAGATTAACCAAGACTTTCCAAAAAATAGTTCTTGACAAACGTTGGTGTTTTATTGTATAATATACTTATATTTTGAAAAGACAGATGAAAGAAATAGATATACCAGTGAATTGTCCAGCTTGTGGCTCTGTGCTACAGCTAGTCAATGAACAGTTATTCTGTTACAACGATTCTTGTCATGCGAAGTCTTCGAAACAAGTAGAAAACTTTGCAAAGACTCTCAAAATTAAAGGACTTGGCCCTGCCACTATCAGTAGGTTGGGCATACAAGACCTTCACGATATTTATTCATTTTCACAGAATGAGTTATGTGACTTGCTAGGGTCGGAGAAATTGGGTATCAAGCTACACCATGAAATAGAGAAAAGTAAAGCTGTTGACCTCATTACTCTCTTACCTGCATTTAGCATTTCATTAATTGGTCGAACTGCGACTGAAAAGCTGTCTCGAGTAGTTTCGCACATAAGTGAGATTAATCCAGCAACTTGCTCAGAAGCAGGTCTCGGCCCTAAAGCTACGGATAGTCTAGTAGATTGGTTAGTTAATAATTTTCATACTAACGAATACTATAAACTTCCCTTTTCTTTTAGTTGCAAAACTACTCAGCCAAAAGAAAATGTGAACGGCACAGTATGTATCACGGGTAAATTAAAGAGTTATCCAACTAAAGCTGCGGCAAAAGCAGTATTAGAAAAGTTGGGATACATAGTAAAAGACAACCTAACAAAAGAAGTTACTGTGCTAATAAATGAAAGTGGATTAGAAAGTAGTAAAACCAAGACTGCTCGAGAACGAGGAGTCCAGATAATTGAAAATTTAAAAAAATTTATAGGAGAAAAATAAAATGGCATTACCAAAATGGACAGACGAGAGAACACAATCTCTTGTTGATTTTGTAGGCGAAGGCCCTGTTTCTCAAGTTGTTGTTGCACAAGCGGCAGAAGAATTAGAAACTTCTTCAAGAAGTGTTTCTTCAAAACTTAGAAAAATGGGTTACGAAGTTGAATTAGCTTCAGCTTCAGCTTCTAAGTCTTTTTCAGACGAGCAAGAAGCAACATTAAATAACTTTGTTGTAGATAACAGCGGAGTTTATACTTATGCGGAAATCGCACAGAACTTTGAAGGCGGAGCATTTAGTGCTAAGTCTATTCAAGGTAAAATTCTTTCTATGGAACTTACAGAGCATGTTAAACCTGCTCCTAAGCCAGAAAGTGTTAGAACTTACACACCTCAAGAAGAGGAGCAGTTTGTATCAATGGTACAAGGTGGTTCTTTTGTTGAAGAGATTGCAGAAGCTCTCGGTAAGAGTGTAAATTCTATCAGAGGTAAAGCATTATCATTACTAAGAAGTGGTGACATCAATGCTATACCAAAGCAAAAAGAGACTAAGGGTTCAAGCAAGGCAGACGTCCTAGCTGACTTAGATATCTCAGGCATGTCAGTTGAAGATATTGCAAATGAAATCGGAAAGACTGTTAGAGGTGTTAAAACCATGCTAACAAGAAGAGGACTTCAGTGTGCAGACTACAACGGCGCTGCTAAAAAAGAAATCGGCTAGTTAAAATTTCTTTCGGGGGCTTCTATCACGAGTGATGGCCCCCACTTTATTATTTTAGGGAGGTAGAATTGAATCTTGCTTCGGCACTTATAAAACAGATAATTATACAAGATGATATAGAAACTTGGAGTGCACTTAAGGAAAATTACCTAAGTGGAGACCTTCAAGGGATTTTTCGCGTCTTGAATAATCATGTTGAGTTATATAAGAAACTTCCTACCTTTGAGGAGTTACACTTTGAAGTAAGAGATGAAGCTACCCTAGATAAAATTTATGCGATAGAGTCTGTAGAAACAGATATTGACGCATGGATGCTGTTAGATTATTTAAAGAACGAGTATACCCAAACAGAGATATTTAAAGAGCTAGAACAATTTATTGACACTAGCATAGGGTTTCAAACAGCAGAAGAAAATATAAATACTTTATCTGATATAGTGCTAAACGTATCGGATAGAGTTGATTTAGTTCCGCCTGAGGAAAGTATGCAAAGAATGAATATATTTGAGTCAGACGAAGAACTTTCAAGATATTTACCACTTGGATTAAATGCAGAGTATGATGCAGACTTTGCTTTTTCACCAAATGATTTAGTATTAGTTGGTGGTAGAAGAGGAGCTGGTAAATCTTTGACTTGTTGTAATGTTGCAGTCAATGCTTATAATCAAAACAAGTCTTCAATCTATTTTACTATCGAGATGGATAGTAGAGCAATACTACAAAGAATGTGTTCCATAGCAACTGGAATACCAATGAAAAGACTAAGAACAAAAGAAATGGCTCCACTAGAGTGGCATGAATTAGCAAAGTGGTGGGCAGGAAGATATGAGAATGGATTAGAGATATTAGCTAAGTACTCTAACATAAAAGAAGAATTCAATGATTTTCATAGAGATTTAACAAGAGAGCCACTACACAAAGAAAGACAACTAGATATTGTTTATGACCCTGGGCTTACATTAGGAAGAATACAAGCAGAGCTAAAACAAAAAGTAGAAGTTATAAAGCCAGGAGTAATTATAGTAGACTATCTAAACCAAGTAACAAGAAACAACAGACCAAGCCGATCGGGTCAGTACGATTGGATAGAACAAGTAGAGATTAGTAAAACACTAAAATCATATGCACAAGAGTATGGAGCTATGGTATTCTCTCCGTATCAAACAGATTCAACAGGAGAAGCTAGATTTGCAAAAGGCATACTAGATGCTGCCGATGCTGCTTACTCCTTGAATGTTTGGGAGCAAGAAGATAACTGTATGACATTCAATTGTGTAAAAATGAGGAGTAGAGAAATGAAATCGTTTACAAGTGCTGTGAATTGGGAAACATTAAGGATTGGTCCTGAATCAGCAATGAATCCAGAGGAGAAGTCGGCACTAAAAGAACAAATGTTTGAGGGAGAAGGAGCGCAAGAAGAAATTAGATGAATGTAGAAGAGCTTCTTATAGAAAAAGATATAGAGTATACATCTAAAGGTAAAGATTTTATAGTTAGATGTTTAAGTAAAGACCACGACGACCACAACCCCTCAATGAGAATAGATAAAGAAAGTGGTGTATTTCACTGCTTTTCTTGTGGTTATAAAGGTCAATTACATTTATTTTTTGGACTAAACCAAAATGTGCTAGACTCAACAAGAAGTAGATTAATAAATAAGATAAGATTAAAAAGACAATCAACTACTGGAGTAGAAAAACCTAGTGGTTGGTTACCATACAAAAGTAATTTTAGAGGTATCTCAGCTGGTACTTTTGAAAAGTTTGAAACATTTACAGCAGTTATTAGCCCTTTCACAGATAGACTATGTTTTCCTGTGAGAGATATATCAACAAAGATTGTTGCCTTTGTTTGTAGAGGGAAGAGAGGTATGACTCCCAAATATTATAACACTCCCGTTGGAGCCAACTTACCTCTCCACCCCATATCAGCAAGACCAATAAATGACACAGTTATTCTTACAGAGGGAATATTTGATGTTCTAAAGTTATGGGAAGGTGGATTAACAAATGCAATGTGTATATTTGGAGTACAAGGAGTAAACGAAGATAAGTTATCCTTGTTAAAATTAAAAGGAATTAGAAAAGTCGATGTACTACTAGATAGTGATACAGCTGGGCAGATGGGAGCAGAAAAGATAAAAACAATATGTGATAGGATTAACCTAGACGCAGAGATTAAACAATTACCAGAGGGTATCAATGATGCTGGTGACCTTTCGGTAGAACAAGTGAGAAATATGAGGAGATTATATTATGGCAAGAATAGCATTAATTGAAACAAAACCCTCCAGACAAAAACATCTGGAGTTTGATTTTGTTACAGATAGATTTGCTCTTTGTTCCGACCCAAGTAAGAAAAAAGTTCTAAAAGGAGATGTGGACTTAGAGATAGATGTAGATGACTTTGATTGGGTAATTCTTGTTGGGTCAGAGCCAACAAAATACTTTACAAAGATAACATCAGTTACAGAGTATAGTGGTAAAGTAGTAGATAAAAAATTTATACCACTAATTAATCCAGCGATGTTAAGTTTCAAACCTGAAATGAAACAAAAGTGGAAAGAAAGCATAGAAAGTGCAGAACAGTATGTAACTGGCCAACTAAAACAAAAAGAATTATCGGAAGATAAAGTTTATGGAATAACAGATAGTAGAGACTTATATGTATTTTTAGATAAAGCAATAGATTCAGACTATGACTTTATTGCACTCGACTGTGAGACAACAGCGTTATACCCCAGAGATGGTTATATGCTAGGCTTTAGTTTATCTTATGAGCCTGAGCATGGAGCGTATGTGTCAGCAGACTGTATTGATGAAAAAGCAGAACATCTCATGCAACTATTATTCGATAAGAAAAGAGTGGTATTTCATAATGCTAAATTTGATTTAGGTTTCTTTGAGTTTCATTTTGGATTTAAGTTTCCAAGATTTGAAGATACAATGCTATTACACTACGTAAACAATGAACAACCAGGAACACACGGGTTAAAACAACTATCACTTAAGTATACAGACTATGGTGATTATGAAAAACCTATGTATGATTGGATAGAACAGTATAGAAAACAACATGGAATATTAAAAGATAGTTTTCAATGGGAGATGATACCTTTTGATATTATGAAAAAGTATGCTGCGATGGACGCAGTATGTACTTTTATTTTATTTCAAAAGTTTGAAGAATATACTAAAGATAAAAAATTCTATAAAGTATATACAGACATACTCTTACCTGCTTGTAGGTTTTTAACAGATGTACAAGACAATGGTGTTCCATTTGATAAAGAAAGACTATGGAAGTCCACAGAACTAATGCAAACAGATATAGAACAAGCTATAGAAAAGTTATATGAGTTCAAAGAAGTAAAAGAGTTTGAAGAAAAAGAACAAAAAGAGTTCAATCCAAACTCTACTATTCAGCTTCGTTCTTTACTTTTTGATTATTTAGGACTAGAGCCAACAAGCATAAAAACAAGTACAGGAGCAACCTCTACAAATCAAGAGGCTCTAAATATACTCTCGGAAAGCCATGATGTTCCAAAACTAATATTAGACATAAGACAGAAAGTCAAAATTAAAAATACCTACTTAGATAAAATTATTCCCGCACTAAATCGTGATGGAAGATTAAGGACAAATTTCAATCTACATGGTACAACATCAGGAAGATTAAGTAGTAGTGGTAAACTTAATATGCAACAAATACCTAGAGATAACCCAATCGTTAAGGGTTGTATAAAAGCAAAACCAGGTAATAAAATTGTTGCAATGGACTTGACAACAGCAGAAGTTTATGTTGCGGCTGTATTAGCCAATGATAAAAACCTTCAAGATGTTTTTCGACAAGGAGGCAACTTCCACTCTACAATTGCTAAACTAGTTTTTAATTTACCTTGTGAAGTAGATGATGTAGCGGAATATTACTCAGTAGAAAGACAACAAGCTAAAGCTGTTACATTTGGAATAATGTATGGTGCTGGTGCTTATAAGATTAGTGAACAAGTTACAAAGGACAGCGGTAAGTATTTTAGTAAATCCGAGGCAGAGGAAGTTATACGAGATTACTTTACAAAGTTTTATGGTCTAAAGAAATGGTTAGATGATAGAAAAGCTTTTATAAGTCAATATGCATATGACTTTTCTTATTTTGGAAGAAAGAGAAGGTTACCTAATGTTAAATCAGATAATAAAGGAATCGTCGCACACGAGATTCGTTCAGGAATTAATTCTTTAGTTCAATCGGCAGCTTCTGATATTAACTTACTTGGAGCAATAGACTGTCACAATCAACTAAAGAATGTAGACTACAAAGCAAATATTTTTGCACTTGTGCACGATTCAATACTTGCAGAAGTAGAAGAGGCAGGAGTTGATAAGTATAAAGAACTGCTCAGAGACTGTGTGCAAATAGATAGAGGATTAAGCATACCCGGTTGCCCAATAGGGTGTGACTTTGAAGTCGGTGACGACTATAGCATGGGCAAATTTGAGGAGAAATATCTATGAAAGAGATGAAGTGGCCAGTTATAATATCCGTCTGTATGGCAGGGATAATATATTATGCAACACAAGATACTCCTCGTCAAGCAAGAGTGCAAGGGTGTTATGGAGAGTGTTATGAAGAATATAAAAGAATTCATGGCTCAGTAGTAGAAGAACTAAGAGTACAACAATTAGCTGCTGCAGAAGACCCCTTCTCTTCAATACGAGGATTATGGAGTGGTTGTGCTGCCTGTCATGGTTCAAATGGAGCAGGTGGAATAGGACCAGCGATTGCTGGTGTAGAGATTGCTGATATGCTTAGAGCATACAGAGCAAAAGAAACAAGAGGACCTCAATCAGTAATGATGTGGGGCCAAGCGAGTCAATTAAGTGACCAAGAAATTGAGTTACTAAGTAAATTTACAAAGGAGGAACTATGATTGTTACAATTTATGGTAAAACCGATTGTTTATATTGCACTAAAGCAAAACAACTAGCAGAGATGAATAACTGCGAAGTAGAATATTTGTTGTTTGGAAAAGACTTTACTGCAAAAACTATGTTAGAAAAATTTCCTAATGCAAGAACATTTCCACAAATAGTAGTAAATGGAGATAGCATTGGAGGGTATTTAGAGTTAAAAAGCATATTAGATGAAACCTGAACAATTAGAGTTCCAATTGAATAAAACACAAGACGCAACTCCAGAGGAACAAAAAGAGTGGCTAGAAAAAGAACTCATTCCGTATGGAGAAGCTCAATTAAAATTTATAACCATTATGGCAATAGTACAGTTATTTACACTTATATTTATGTTAGTTGCATTTAAGGTGATTAGTCATGCAATTGAATGATGTAAGATTTCCACTTTTTGTTCTTCATGATGAATGTGAGGAACAAGATGGTTTATTGTGGTGTGATGGAATGGTAGTTGATGACCGTAATCAAAAGGGAGATACTCTCGGTAAAAGAAGATTACAGTCACCACATCAATTATATCCACTAAAAAGAATGATAGAGGATTTTACAGCATTAATTAAACATAGAGGTAATAACTATGTAGATACTAATGGAAAGTATTTTCGTTACACTAAATCAATAAAAGGAGATTTAATTTGTCATAAGATTAAGAAAACAGAAAGTAAAAATATTGGAACAGTAGTATGGCTAGAGGGTATTCCTTCTGCCTTCACAGAGAAAAGACCTTTACCTACAGAAATGAGATATGCAAGAGTATTATATCTAGGTAAAAATCCTTTTCTTGTGTATGACTATTGTACAAATAAGAAAAGAAAAACATGGAGAAAAATATGAATAAGTTCAAAGCGCCACCAAATATAGCAACATTCTTTTTAAGAATACCGCTATCGGCTATGTTTTTACAACAGGGATTAAGTAAGTTACCTGTTGATGGAGCAGTTGCAGAGGCCTGGGGATTACCGTACATTGTATGGTGGTTTGTTACCTGGGGAGAGATTGGTGCTGCGATAGGACTTATGGTAGGTGGAGTCATAGGATTAATACCTTGGAATCATAGACACTTTTTTCTGTCACGAATAGGCAGATATTATCCTAGATTCAGATTGATAACTGAAGAACTAGGAGATTTTATTACTAGATTTAGTGGTATTACTATGACTTGTGTTGTCACAGGAGTTATATGGCTTATGAGCCCTGCAAGTC